ATGGAAATGAAATTCCCGACAATCGCAGGCTTCTTGTCCGGACAGGTTCGGCGTCTGTTTGCCGCAGCCAGGCGCGTTCCCGTGCCTGCCGTGGTTGCGGTTCTTTGCTTTGCGATCTATCTCCACAAGCCGCTCATTCAGAGCAGCATGGATAACCAGCCCCTTCGCTGGGGAGCCGCGCTGCTGGCAAGCCGCGGGACGCTGGACTTCTCGGAACTGAACATCGATCCCGCGAAGTTCTACAGCTTCCGCCAGATGCCGGACGGCAGCGTGCGGTCCCACACGCCCCTTGGGACGGTGTTCCTTGGCGTGCCGTTTTTCGTTGGCGCGCGAGTCCTGGGCATGGTGTTCAGCGATGAGAACTGACGGGCGACTTTATAATTGGGGGGTGGGAACTTGATAACGGGGGCGGAGAGAGAAATTCGGGGTTCTGTAAGGGGGTGAAAACAGGGGGTCAATCGGGAGAGTTGCGGAAGATTGTTCCGTTCGGGAGAGCGAGATACTCGCGTCCGTCGAGCAGGCGGCCGGCGCGTTTTTTGTCCGGGCCTCCCCATTGTTTGAACATGAACGGGACGTTGGCTTTGGCGCATTGGTCGCGGATGTCGAGTGCCCAGGCAGGATCCATGGGCCTGGAATCGGGGCCGGATTCTCCTCCCACGATTACCCAGTCTATTTCATCGAGGGGCAAGACCGGAATCGGCCCGAGTAACGGTTCGAGTGAGATGAATTTGCGCGGCGCGCCGGACAGCAGAAGATGTCCGATCCGGAAGAGGAAGTCGTCGGTTTCGACGCTGACTCCCACGAATAGGTTTGCCGGCCAGTCAATCAGCGGGGAAAGATCCGCAAGTCTGTGGGCCCGTTTCGTGAGTATCTGGAATTCGTGCCAATGTGCCTTACGAATGGTCTCCAGAACCTTCTGGATGAAGGCGAACGGGACATCCTGGTGAAAGAGGTCGCTCATGCTGTTGACGAAGATCCTGCGCGGTTTGGACCATTGCAGGGGCACTTCAAGCATGTGGTCATGAGTTGTGAGCCGGAAGCCGTTTTCGTAGTTGCGCGACCGCATTGCCTGCAGCCTGGCTGCAGTCTTTTCAGCATAGCAGTGGACACATCCGGTGCTGACCCTGGAACATCCGGTGACGGGGTTCCAGGTGGAATCAGTCCATTCTATTGAGGAGTGCTTTCCCATGATTATGCCCAGGGGTCGTGCTGGTTGGTTTTGATGTAGTCCTCGAGGTCATCGCGGGCGATCCGGAGCGTGGCGCGGACGCGGACGGCTTCTACCGAGCCGTCTTCGATGAGTCTGTATACGGTACGCCGCGACACTCCGAGGATCCGTGCGGCTTCGGTGACGGTATATCGGGCCTTTCTCGGCTGGTCGGCTGGAATTGCGGTCATGCAGGCACTCCGAGGCGGTCCTGTTGGGCGATGAGGTGTTTGAGTCCCTCTATGACCCTGCCAGCCTCGCGGATCGAGAGCCGGTTGAGTTCACGTTTTCCGGCTGCCTGGCGGGCGCAGAAACCCTTGAGGCGTTCGGGGTTGTCGTCCATTCGGAGTTCCTTCGCGAGCTGGCGGATCAGGTAGACCTGCCGCGCGGTGGCGGCGTTTGGGATCTGGATGGGAGTTCCGGCCTGGTGATGTTTCAGATGTCCGAGGAACTGTGCGAGTTGGCTATTGGACAGTTTGGCGAGGCTGATTTTGTCGATCGGGATGCGGAAGAGGCTTGAGGCGACGTCGCGGAGGGCCTCGTGATCGAGCCCGAGTGCGGCGCCTGTCATGTGGAGAGCCTTCATGGCTCCGTTCCTATTGAATGGCATCGGGGTTTTCCTTTCTGGTTTTCCGGATCCTGTTGAGGTCCTGGCGGATGGTTTGGAGGCTATGAATCCCGTTGCGTTTTGCCTGGTTGAAGACAGCCCGAAGATCGTCCATAGGATGGCGCCGGATGAGCTCGTCGAGCTCGTCGAGGACGAACTGGTTCATGCGAAGCCCGCAGACGTTGAAGTAGAGGTCGGTGATCTCCTGGAGCCGGCTTTCATCCGTGGCGCACTCGCGGCTATGCGGGTGGGCGTACCGGAGATCCGTGGCTGCGAGTTCCGGGTGATCGTGTAGGATCCGGGCTATCGGGGTCGGTGTTGGCAGAGGGACCTGGATCTTGAACAGTCCAGGTTCCTCTGCCTGGTTTGGGACGAAGGCTGCGATGAGGCGGCCTTTTCGAAGGGTGTTGATTACCTGGCGAATCGTCCGGATCTGGACGGCGGTCCTTGCGGCGAGATCCGTGATCGATATCTCGACGGTCCCGGTGCCAGTTTCGCAGTCCAGTTCGATGAGCTTCTTGAGGACGGACCATGCGGCCGGTCCACCGCGCAGTTGCGCGAGCTGTTCAGGGAGACCGCTGAACTCGATCCAGACGGGGAACATAGTTGCCAGGTAGCGAGGCATGGCTATTCCGGCGTCTCCTCGCTGACGTTTGCCGGAGTCTCCGTGGCATGCTCCGGTTCCGGCAATACGTGCGCGGCGATCCGGATTGCCGTTGCCAGTCCCTCGATTTCTCCGTTCATGGACTGGGTCCGGAGTATGTAAGCGTTGAGTCCGCCCTCGTCGCTGACCTCGCGGATGACGTCCTTTCGATGAGCGGCCTGGGCCTGGAGGTTTGCGATGCGGTCATTGAGTTGCCGGATATACTCGTCAGACATTGATCGGTTCCTCGCTTTCCGGATCTGCGTTCATGGCAACCGCATCAAGGGACGTTTGGGTGCAGGTCCAGAAGTCGCCAGAGAGGCTTGGATCCAGAATGTACTCATAGGACAGGAAGAAATGTCCGGCGCGTCCCCAGGAGGCGCCCCAGGAGTTGCGGCAGATGATTTTCCGCTCGAGGTCGTTATACCCGACCGCGGTGACAGCATGCCATCCGAGTAGCGATTCCCTGCAAACCCAGCCGCGGTTGGGCATCGGCACATCGCCGGTCTTGGCAACCATCGCAGATTCGAACGATTCGTAGACGGCGATTCCGATGGCCACCGGCAAGCCGCTGGCGAGCGCGTGTTTCAGTTCGTAGAGCGATCGGACCCGTCGATACGCGATTGCGCGGAATCCGAGCGCCTGGATGTAGCAGTCGTCGGCCGGTTTCCTGATGAGGCGTTCATCCTCATATGGCCAGAGAGCCTCTGGGCAGACGCCGTACTTGGCGAGCACTTTGGCTCCGGACCGGATTTGCGCGCCGGCGTCCTGATCGACTGTTCCCTCGATCATCCGCTCATTATAGTAGATGAACAGTCGTGACTGATCGAGATGCGGGTTGCGTCCGTCGCGGATCCGGAGGTATTCCATGACGGTTGCCCATGCGTTGGCGGTGCATGACCCGATCTGGCCCTGATCCTCGACCGGGACAGGCGCAAGGCGCAGACGCAGATCCGCCGTCTTCGGGAGGATAACCCTGGTGGGGACGCCATAGATTTTGTCGCGCGGATCCTCGACGTCGGGCCGGCAGCCGTACTGTCTGGGTGTGAGATCAGCCCTGGTCATTTTGCGCCCTTTGCAACCGTGATGACGGTCGGCCTGGCAGCCAGATGCTTCGCGATTTCGTCCTCGTGGAGGTTGTAGCCAAAGGTTTCGTCGTCGCGGACGATGCGGAGAGAGCAGAGGGCGAGCTGGTCCTCGAACTCCTTCAGACGTTTTCCCTCGAGGGCGCGGGCATGGTCGAGGATGCCCTCCTTGGAGACCTCTTCCTTGACGCGGATGAGTTTCTCGCGGATGGACTTGACGAAGCGTTCCTTGATCTCCGCGATGCGGTCGATCTTGGAGCGTACGAGTTCCACGAACGGCGGGATCCGCCGCAAGTTGAGCGTTCCATAGGTCAGGACGCGCGACTTCTGTTCACCGGCGAAGAGTGTTTCGCGGTGATATGTCTCGAAGGCGATGATGTTGCGGTCCAGTTCGTCGCGTTCTGCTGCGAGGGCGGCAAGCGGGGCTGCGTGCTTCTTCCGGACGACGGCGATCTCGTCGTTCTGGGCAGCTTCGAGGCGGGCGATTTCGCGTCCGACCCGTCCGATGCGCAACATTGCCTCGTCGCACTGATCGATTGATTCGATCCTGGGTAGCGGATCCGGTACGATCCGTGATGATTTGAGTATCTTAGCCATGGCATGGCTCCTTTCTCCTGGCATGATTTTGCCGATCGTGATCGGCAATAAAATCGTCGAGCGTGAGGCGGCGGAGCTCATCGGGTGAGCGGTGGCGGTGGACGGCGACTCGCGGGATATCGCGCCCGATCCGGCGGAGCGCATTCTTGGCGTGGAGGATCTCCGGTATTTCATCGAGGTCCTGGGAAGCAAGGCGTTCGACCAGGACGATCAGTGCGATGAGGGCATTGCAGGTTTCGTGGATTGCGACGCGTTGGCGCTTTACCATTGGGATATCTCCTGGAGTGTGGTTGGACGTGCCTGGACGGCCGGGGATGCGGCCGGAACTTGCGCGGGCTCGGCAATGGCTGCATGGTTGACGAGGGCTCTCTGGCAACGCGGACATGGGGTGATGGGTGGTGTTGCCAGGCGGTGGCGGGCTGGTGTTGGCTCGATGTGGTTCGAGCAGAGGCTGATTCCGGCGGAGTAGAAGTGGGCGGTGCGGCAGCGCGGGTAGGTTGCCCATCCATCCTTGGCCCGGGTTCGCGGGATCGGGATGAGTCGTTTGCGGGGCTGGTGGATCGCCGTGACGTTCTCGGGGGTGATGCTGAAATTGCCGCGGTCATGGGACCGGCCGGACAGGTTGTCGGTTGTGCGTCCCGGCCCGATGGTGATCCGGGTGCAGATTTCGGATGCTCCGGCGCGGTATCCGTCGATTCGCAGGAGGGTTCCGGCGTGGGTGGCGCGGGCGGTTTCGATGACGATCGAGTTGCCGATGAGGCGGCGACATGTGGCGCATATGGTGGCGGGGTTCATTGCTGGCGCTCCAGTTTGGCGAAGGCGTTCCATCCGATTGCGGCTTTGTCGGGGGTTGAGGCTACGGGGCCGCGCCATCCGCACTTGTCGCATATCAATGTATAGGTGGGCGGACGTTTGGCGCGGGTGAACAGTCTCGGAGCCGAGGTCTTGCAGCGGGGGCACTTCTCGGATGCGAAGAAGGCTCTTTCTTCTGGCATGGTCAGTTCTCCTTTGCGGCGAGGCGTTTTAGGTTGTTGATGCGGGCCTGGATTCGTTTGCGGACGGATGGTTGTGTGTTTTGGTCGACGAGGGCGATTTCGAGCTGGCCGAGGGTCATGGACATGACTCTGCGGATTCGCTCGTCGACGCTGACGGAGGATCCCCATACGGATCCTGTTGTATAGGTCATCGGGCTGCCTCCTCCGGGAGAGATCCCCATGTGTGATCGACGACAAGCCGGTTGACGCGCGACTCGCCGAGCTTTGCGGCGAGGTTCATTGCCTGGGTGGCGATGACGTTGAGTGTGAGCGGGTACGGGCCGAGCAGGCGGATCCCGTAGTTCTCGACCTTGCGGCGGCAGAGCTGTTCGAGTGCCTTGATGCCGTCGTCGGTGAAGATGCGATCGAGCTTGAGCTTCGGGTCGGTTCGGGTGAGGCGGTGCTGGAGGTATTCGCCGGTCTTGCCGTTCAGTCCGGAGAGGTAGAAGCGGGCACAGCGCTGATCGACCTCGCGGATGTTGGGGTTGCGTAGCTTTGCCTCGAGTTCGAGTTGCCCGACGAGTATGATCCCGAGGAGTCCGGCGAATCCGCGTTGGAGTTCATGGAGTCTTTTGAGGGAGCGGATGGTTTCGGTGGCGAAGTCGTGGGCCTCGTCGAGGAGAAGGACCGCGGTTTCGTTCTGTTTGAGGAGTGCGTCGAGGGAATCGCGAACGGCGCGAGCCTTACGTTCGCGGGTCGCCGGGACGCGAGCGCCGAGAGAGAGGAGGATCGCGTCGAGCAGGTTATTGGGGGTGATGCGGCGTTTGTCGGGGAACGCCGGTTCGACGATTCGGATGGATTCGGAGCATTCCTCTCGAAACTGCTGTTTGATGACGGTCTTTCCGGCTCCGACTTCGCCGAGGATTGCGAGGAATCCCTGATTTCTGGCGGTGGACAGCAGGAGTTGGAGAAGCTGCCGGTACTCCTTTGTCCAGTAGATGTCCTCACGCAGTCGCAACGAGTTGGCGAACGGGTTCGTTGTCAATCCGAAGTGCTGCGCGGCGGCGGTTGTGAGGGGTTGCATGCTTTCAGTCCTTTCCATGATTTGTGCTGCAGAAACCTGTAGTGTGGAGACGCCCTGGCCGGGTTGGCCGCCGCGCATGCGCGGTGCGACGATAGCTCTGTTGTCGTCGAGCCGGTAGAGTGTGTGCGCGGGTTTTCGCAGGTCGCGGCTGCAGGCGGTGATCCATGCGTTTCGCGGGACCTGATGTCCGCTTGCTGCGAGGACGATCTCGATGTCCCGGATTGCCTCGAGCGAGAAGTCGGCGTCTGCGACTCCGTTGCGGACGAAATTGTCGCGTCTGCCGAGTGCCCGGCTGAGGTGAGACATCGCGATGCCGCGGCGGTCGAGAAAACGGCGGAGATTGTCAAGCGACACGGCGGGTCTCCTTGTGGCGATGCGGGCGTCGGGTGCGACGCCTGGCGTCGGGCGCATTGAAACAGGGCGGAGCGATCACATGATGGATTCCGGGCGCCGTGTCCTTTGCGCCGAGTGGAGCGATGAGCCTGACATGGCATGTCCTGGGACAGGATACGAGGATCCACCGTCCGGCGACCGGGTGGATTGCGCACTCCTGTCCGATGAACATGCCGCCGAGGTGATACCAGCGGTTGTTGTACTCGAAGAGTCCGTCGAACGGGATCTTGATCGACGTTGTGGATGCGGCGAGTTCAGGCCTCATGGTTGGCGCCTCTCCTGTGCGGGTGATAGCCGAGCTGGTTGGTGGCCGGGTCGATTGGGGCGGCGAATCGGGCGGCGCCTGCCGATGAAATCTCGAGGAGTGTGGATCCTGGTTCCCGTCGGACCGTGACGGTCAGGCCGGCGAATTCGGAGCCTGCGTAGTAGAACAGTCGTCCGAGTCGGATGAAGCCTTCGGGGGAAACGCGGACGGTGCGGGAGTAGATGGCCCGGGGGACGCGGACGGTTGGTCGTTGGGTGTCGGCGAGGGGTGGCTCGGCGGAGGTTTTCGCGCGGCGATTTCCGGGGTAGCGCTCAAAGTGGAATTTCAAGATGGCGGAATCGGCCGGTTTGAATTCGGCGAGTCGATTGCACAGGATCTGGTCGATGACCTTGACGTGTCCGGTGGTGGTACGGGCGTGGTATCGTCCGGCGATGATGGCTGCGATTGTGGACTTGCTCATGGCCAGGGACCTTGCGAGGTCGGCGTACGAGGTCGGTTTGCGCATTGCGAGGCGCTCGCAGTGGGTGAGCTGGTCGAACAGGTACTTGAGGCGGTTCGGGAAGAGGTCGCGCTTTGCTTCAGCAATCGCGCGGAGTTCGGATACGGCGACGGGATGGATGGTCATCAGAGTGCCTCCGCTATGGGCTGGTGAATTGTCCTGGCGTTGACGAAGTCGATGATCTGGTTGACGTGCTCCTCGAGGAGCAGATCGGGGATACTGTCGAGCAGTTCGCGCGCGTCGTCCGGGAGATCGGCGATCGCGGCGACCTGTGCGGCGGTCAGGATGCGTTTCTTGGCGGTGATGCGGTCGACCATGATGCGTTCTTCGGTGGCTGGCGTCTGGAACGCGGCGCCGGCCGGTGCGTCGAAGAGGTGAACCGGGTCGTTGCCGGTATGGACCCGGATCGCTGCCGGCGTAACGGGGACGATTTCGGGCCCCGCGGTGAGGCTGATTTGTTCGAGTTCGGCGACCTTGCGCTGCGTGGGAGTGTGGGCGGCGGAGGTGAACGATTCTCCCCATGTGGCGGCGAACTCGGGGAATCCGGCGGCGTCGATCCTGATTGGCATCAGGTCAACGGCCTCATTGAAGCGCCTGCTGGTGGCGGTGATTCGGGGGTAGTCGTAGAAGCTGATTCGAACCTCGATCGTGGTTCCGTAGACGCGGGAGTCCGGGTGGCGATAGGTGAACGGCTCCGAGTAGAGTTCGCGGAGCTGTGGGGGCGGTGCGACGGTGAACGTGCCGTCTCCGTTGACGTGTCGTGTCTGGGTTGGGAACGAGACGAGGGACTTATAGAGGGGGAAGTCGGGGACTTCGCGGAGTTTGTCCGCGCGAAGATCGCGGAGCCAGACTTCGGTCCTGGTCGCGTTGGTTCGCGTGTGGATGCGTGTGGCGTTGACGATCGTGGCGCGGCGGAGTGCCCATGCGTTGAGCTGGTCGAGCGATGTAGCGCTTTCGATGCGGAGCCCGGTTTCGAAGTCAGCCTCCCACCGGGCCATCATGCCCTCGACGGATCCCTTTGCGCGTGAGTTCCCCGGGAGTGGTTTCCAGACGTTGACGCCGAGGTCGGCGAAGACCTTGGTCGCGATGGTGCTTTTGAGGCATCCGACCTGGTCAGAGACGAGGAGGTCGGGCAGGCCGTGGAAGGGGAACCGGTTTTCGAATCCGGTGTCGTCGGGTCCAAGGTGTGCCCGGGTGATAGATTCAGCGAAGTCCTTGGTTGCCCATGCGGCGTAGAGGACCTGGAGGACGTCTCTCGTGGTTTCTCCTTCGGTGTACCAGACGAAGAAGGCTCCCGAGTAGTGGTCGGTGACGATCCATCGTTTGATGGCGCGTGGTTTTCCGGGCTTGTTCTTGTATCCGCAATCGAGGAGCGGGGTCTGTGTGCCGATGGAGTTGTCCGGTTTCAGGTACCACTGGGCGCAGACGGAGGCATCGACCTGGTGCACGTGGTTCGGGTAGAGGGATCGCATGCGAGTATGTGGGGTGGGTGTGGCGAGGTCGGTTTTGGAGGCTGCGACGGACCGGAGGTAGCGTTGGAGTGTGTGCGGATGGACGGTTCCGGGCTGGATAATCGCATTTGCGGGGTCCTCGGCGATTTCGATGGCGCGGTATGCGGGCAGCATGACGCCGTATTTCCGGGATTCCGACTCGAGCATGATCCGTGCGATCTTATCGAGTTGCTCGTTGTTGACGGGCAGCCTGCGTTTGCCGGCGTCGGATCGTTTTGTTCGTCCGGATGAATACCCGGAGGCGCGGAGGCGGGCGTAGAGTGCCTGCTTTGAGACTCCGGCGTCGGCGGCGTATGATTCGACGATGCGTGCGCGGGTACGGGAATCTGGCGCCGCGTCAATTTCGGCGCGCACAGCGAGAACGAGATCATCGGATAATCCGCGTGGCATCGTGTTACTCCTTCGGTTGTTTGGGGAGGGCGGCGAGGACTCGGGGGTCTTTGGCGTTTGAGGGCGGGATCCCGGGCATGGCATCGAGCCGGCGGTGAATGTCCTGGAGATCCTGTCCGCTGATGGTGTCGACCTCGGGGTACTCGGTATAGAGGAAGTCCATGAGCATGCGGTAAGTCTGGCAGAAGAACTCGATGGTCGCGCGGAGGTGGACGAGTTCGAGCCTGTCGAGTTCGCGGTTTAGGGGCATGGACTTGGTGAACTCGGTATAGGTCTGCTGGAACTGTTTCTGAGCGGCCTGGCAGCGGTCGCGGATGATCGACTTGTTGGAGTGGTGGTAGGAGTCGAGCTGGGAGCGGACGCGTCCGAGTTGTTCGCGGCCTTCCTTGATGGTGGAGTCCTGCCGGGAGTTTGCCTGTCGGAGGCGTCGGAGTTCGGCCTTGAGGTCCGCTCGCGACATTGCGTCGATGTCATCGAGGGAGAGCTCTCCAATCATTCCGTCGTCGCCGGTTTCGGGATTCAGATCGGCGATCTGTGTGGCGGTGAGGAGTTTCACGGAGTCGATCGACTTGAGGCGGGAGAGTTGAATTCCTCCGCGGGAATCGTGGAGGAGGCGGGTGCAGGTATTAAACAGCCGGATCTGGCGGTGCGCGTGGGAAATTGTGTAATCGAGGTCGGTTTCCACAAACGCGGCGAAGGCGGCGGGCGCCATGTTCGATTTCAGAATTGAGAGCCGCATCCCGACTTCGAATGCGCACTGTGCGCCCTGGATGAGGTAGAACCGGGTTTCCTCCTTGAGCCGTGCTTCGTGGGTCCTGGCGTCGTATGTATCGATGCCGAGGTACTGGTAGCATTGTTTGAGGTCGGCTGCGAGTTGTGCATCGGTTGCGATCCGGTCGTGGATCGCGTGAGTTGCGGTCTCGATGACCTCGGCTGTGGCTTCGTGTGTCATTAGGGGGTGGTTCCTTTCTGGTTGTGGATTGCTGGAATGGATGGACACGGACGGGGCACGGACTGGCCGGTTGCGGAGTCGTGGACCTGGTCGATGAGGGCGTGGAGGTTTTCGGCCTGGGAGCGGATGTAGTCGTTGAACCGGAGGATGAGGTTGAGGAGTTTCGGGGAGAGGAAGTGATAGTCGTCGTGTTCCTCGATCCATCCGCGTGTTTTGAGGGTGAAGAGGAGGTTATAGATTTTGGTCTGGGACCATGGGAGTCCGCGGTCCTGTGCGATGGCGACGAGGTCGCGGATTCGTCGTGGCTGGAATGGATCGGCGAGGATCTCGATCAGGGTGATTGCGTCCGAGACGGAATCGATCATGGGGGATGGTGACGGCTTAGGGTCGGCGAGCTGGTCGGTGATTGGCGTGCGGCGTTTCATCGTGGCGCTCCCGCGTTCCTGGAGGGGGTAGAATCGATGAACTCGATGGACGGGCACGGACGGGCACGGACGGGCACGGACGCGGAGTCGTGCGTCGATCGGGTCTGGATGGCGGTTATCGACGGGCGTGGTTCGACGTCCGAGACGTCGATGGTCATGGCGAGGACCAGGTTTGTCCTGGCGGCGATCAGTTCGGCGATCTCCCGGAATCCCTTGAGGTCATTTCGGGCCAGTTCCGGGGTTAGGAACTCTTCTCCGACGATCGTGCATTCGATGCCGTCGGTCTTAGCCACGTCGATTCCAGTGAGCTTCAGGTGATAGAAACCGAAGTGGGTGCGTTGGAGCGTGATTTTGGCTTTGAAGAGGCCGCGCGGGCGCTTGGTGGAGTCAGGCATTCTGGTATCCTTTCGCGATTGCGAGGATCCTGGACTTGATCCTGGAGAATCGGGATGGGTGCTGGTGGCAGCGGCAGCGAATGAGTGTTCCGAGCCAGTTCGTTTTCCATCCGAGGACGCAGACGGGGCAGGAGCGGATGAGGATCATTCGGCGTTATCCTTTCAAATCGGTTGACATTTCGTGGGCGGCAGAGGCAGGAGCAGTGCATCCTGCGGTCTGTTCTGAGTGCTGAATGCGCATCATGCTGCGATGCGCTCGCGCTGGTGGTTCTTCGGGAAGGCCTGGTTGACGGACACGCCGATCGCTTTCGCGATAGCGCGTTGGATACGGGGGTTTCGGCGGTGTCCGTGGACGGTGAGAGAGACTGCTGCTTGCGAGATTCCGAGTTGCCTGGCGATGCAGCTCTGGTGTCTGCCAAGGAGAATGAGCTTGGCTTTGATTTCTCTGGGATTCATGGGTTTTGAAACCTCCGTGAAGGCGTTTACGGGAATGCAATAAGATAATGCCAAGGCGTCGGTCAAGCGAAAAATGCAATAAGATAATGCCGCCAGGTGTGGCGCGGTATCGAGCTATTGGGGAGAGGATTCGACAGTTCCGTGGAAACAGAACTCAGAGCGATTTCGCGCAAGAACTTGATGTTACCCGTGGATATCTTAGCGTGCTCGAGATTGGGAACCAGCAACCTTCGCGCGAGTTTTTGTTGCGCCTTCAAGCTGCGACGCGTTGCAACATCAATTGGGTTCTGACGGGTGATGGCGAGCCGTTGGTGGGTACGCTGGATGGCGGGGCGCGGGAGGCGTTGTATGTGGAGCGACACGGGATCCGCGTTGAAGAGGAACCAGAGGTGGCTTCAGGAGCGACGGCGGGGCGGTTTGGTTATGGGCTGGAGAGCGATTTGCCGGGGGTTCAGATGCGGGCGGAACTGGACGATGGGGATTTGCGGGGGACGAATCTCTTGCGTTTGATCACAGAGGAACGGTACTTAGAGCGGGTATTGGACCTTACGGGGGCGGAATTTGAACGGCTTCGGGAGTGGCTGGACCGGGATGGCGACCAGGGGGTTGAGGATTACCTGGCGGCGTTGGGATTTTTGAGGAGCGAAAAGCATTGAGAAGCGCAGGCATCATCATTATTGGAAGCCTGGGAATGCTTGGCATCCTGTGGTACGCGGGCCTGGTACGCCAGACGATGATGACGGAAGTTGCGCGAGTCTATGAAACTGCGACGCCCTCGTCGAGCGTTCAGGCGATTGCCCAGGAATCCAAATTGCCGGGCTGGGGGCGGAGGAATCTGCGGGATGCGCTTAATGGAATCGCGAAGCCGACGGATGGAGAGGTTCTGGAGTTGTCGCGGCTGGGCGGGGTGTCCCTGGGCGATAGATCGACGAGTGTAGTCGCGGCGTTTGGCGAACCGGACGGGACGGGTGAAACGGCGGACCTGCCGCAAGTGGGTGAGGCTTGGCCCGACTGCACGTTCTGCGGGTATGAAGAACACGGGCTGCTGTTCTTGTTTGGGAAGGGTGGGAAGCTGGAGGCGATCTATCTGGGTTTCGACACGAAGAATCTGCGCCCGTTGAAGCAACGCAATGGAAGCGCTTCGCTGGAGTCGGAGGCGTTGGCGGCGCGGGTCGGGAAGGTGGGGGGAATGGCGGTGAGTAGTGGCGGTCCGATCAATTGGGATGATTCAACCGGCGCGATGGAAGGGTTGAAACGGCTGGGGCTGGTTCACCGGGTAGACCTTGACCGGCGGGAAGTACAGATTTCCCGACTGATCTGGCGGATGATCGATCTGGATACGAAGCGAGGTGCGGTGGTTCATTGCGCGCGGTACTTCGAGGCCAAGACGTGTTACAAGCATGTGAAACTGCTGGACGCGCAATCCGGTGAAGAGCTTGGGGCTTATAGCGCATGGTCGGGGATCGCGATCCCTGACAAGTGGTGATGAGGCCAGGGGTATGGTTCCTGGCGGCAGCGGTGATCTGACGGCGACTGGTGGGGTGGACGAACATGGACCCACATGGAAGGATACGGACTGGCATGGACGATTCCGGAGGGTGCGAATCCGGGGGCGGAACGGGCTTGTGTGACATGTCACACTGGGGCAAAAAACTGTTGCCATGTGAACGAATAAGCCCATTGAGTGTTGTGATTGCTATAGTTAGCGTTTGTGTGACATGTCACACAAGCCGTTTTTTGGGTTGAATTGGGGTTTTTGGGAGGGTCCGGTCGGCTTCTCATTTTGTGCCAACGTGTGCGCGGCGGTTTGCGTTTGGGGGTGGGAGGGGGGCAGGTATGTGCGGGACACGCGGGAGACGCCCGACGGCATCTTCCAAGTGGAAACGGGGGCTCCGCTTGACGCCCCGCCCGGCGGAGCCTCCCGTTGAAAATTTCCGGGGTTTGGGGCGAGGAGGCATTGGACGCATGAAACACGTGGGAATCATGGTTTTGATCGTGGCGGTTCTGGCGATCTTCGCGCTGGCGGGTTGTTCGTGGCTTGGCGGCGGCGATGCCGGGAAGCCTGCCGATGCCCGGGTGGTGGTTACGCCATCCGCGTGTCCGGTAGCCAAGTAAAGGTTCTCCCCGGGACACCTATGGGGGTCCGGGGACTCGCGGGCGGCGGTACTCCCCCACCGCTGCCCGCGTCAAGTTTTTTCCCGACGCTGAGGCCAGACGAGTTCGAGCGATGAAAATACAGATTGCAGGGCTGAGGCAGCGACCGGTGCGCAGGCACCGTGATTCGGGACCGGCGGGAGGTGGCGCGGCGGCCGCCTCCCGTTTCCGATTTTTGGGGGCAGGTTTTGCCGGGCGGGCAGAGAAAATGCAGGAGAAAAGCAGATGGGACTGATCGAGTTGGCGGGGGGGCTGATTGTGGGGGTTTTGCTGGTGGGGTTCATGTTTTTGCCGTTCCCGCTGCTGGTCCTGGCGCTGGGTGGAGGCGGCGGGATTCTGCGGAAGCGTCTGAGGTTTCGCGGGTTCGGGAGCGTGGGGCTGGAATGGCTGACTCCGCAGAACATTGGCGCGCTGGTTTTGATCATCGGTGAAGCCCTGGTGAAATATGCGACTCCGGAATTTACGTGGGGTCAGTACGTGACGGCGGCGGTGCTGACGGTGCTTGGCTGGTTCGGGTTGAACAACCAGGCGAGTTATCATCGCAGGCGTTTGAAGCTTGAGGATGAACGCGTGGCGCTTTTGCGGCGGCAGGCGCATCCGAGCAGGAATTGATTCGGACGAGAGTCCGAGTCCGGCTGGGATGGACATGATTGACCGTATTGAAATCATGGACAAATGGATGACCGTATTGAACGACGTGGGCGGGGCAAGAGATAAGGCAGCGAAATTGCAGGGATAATCAAGGGACGGGGGCCTGGGTGGTTTGAGAGGGTCGATGCGCGGGGCGATCTGGCCTCGCGCATTGATCATTTAAGGGGTGTCGAGATGTCGGAAACGCAACGGATTGACCTGGCGTATGGAAGGGGCAGCAGCGGTTTTGTCGTGAGGCGGTTGCAGGATACGTTGAATGCGCGGACGGGTGCCGGGCTGACGGTGGACGGGGACTTCGGGGGCAAGACAGCGTCGGCAATATGCGAGGCACAAAGGCGGGTGGGGCTTCCCGGGGACGGTCAGGCGGGACAGCCTGAGTTCGAGGCGCTGCAGGTTCCCTGGCCTGACGAATTTGAGCGGTCGTTGAACGTGGTATCGGAGTTTGAGGGGACGGGTTTCGGGGGGGCGTGCGGGCCGGCGAACACGGGAGATGACGCGGGTGTCACCTATGGGATCGTGGGTTTCACGAGTTACAACGGGGAGCTTCAGGATTTGGCGCGGCAGATGCGCGACCGGGCTCCTGCGGAGTTTGGACTCTGTCTCGACGAGAGCGGTGCAGACCGGGATGTCCTGATCAAGGCAATGGACCGGGTTTCCTTGCGTGGGGACTTCGGGCGTTTTGCGCTGGAGGGTGGGCGGGTCAGGGGTTGCGTGAGCCGTTTTCTCCGCGCCCTGGGCGACGAGCCGGCGATGATCGACTTGCAGTGCGGGCTGGCGCGCAAGCGGTATTGGGACAGATCGCAGGACGATTGCGCGCGGCTATTCGGCGTGTCTGCCAATCTACGGATCCGGCTGTTGATGTTCGATCTTGCGGTTCAGAACGGGGGTTTGGGTTCGTCGGCTGTCGGCGAACTGGCGGATCTGTTCGGGGGGAACCGGCTGCTATCGGAACGGGAGAAGGCTTGGATGGTGATCCGGCGTGTCCTGGACCGTATGGCGTCGTCGGGGCGACCGGTTCGGCTGCGCGAGGATGTGCGGTCGCGCAAGGGTGCGATCGTGAACGGGATCGGTGTGGTGCATGGGCGGACATATCGTATGCTGGCCTATGGTGTTTGAGGATGGACGGACAACGAAAAGCACGGGCCGACGGGCCGGGTGGACAGGTGAGGAGATGGCGATGGATTTTAGGGAGACTACGATCGCGGGGCTTGCCGGCGCGGTCGGGATCGGCTGCAAATCGGTGTTCGATTATCTGCGTGGGCGCGGCCGGGATATCGAGTCTGCGCTGCAGAAGCAGCGCGAGGATCTGATCCGCGAGCAGAGCGAGTTTCGGCAGAGCCTTCGCCAGGAGATCAACGCGTTGAAGACGGACCTGACGTCGGCCTGGAAGCGGATGCACGAGCTGGAGGAGAAGATCGTGAAGCTGACGGTGGAGAATGCGCAGTTGCGGATCGAGCTTCACCGGAGCGAGGCCCGGGTGGCGGAGCTTGAGCGGTGCCGTGAGGTTCTGGACCGGACGGGATGTCAGCGGGAGGGCGATGGCGATGGCCCGGAAGGCTAAAGCGATGGCGGCGCCGGCGCAACGGCTGACAGAAAACCCGGAGTTCGTGCGGACGGCGTTCGGGCACTGGCTGGATGGGATGAGCGCGGCGCGGATCGCGCGTCTGATGCGTCCCGAGTGGCCGGCGGTGTCGCAGGCGATGGTAGATCGACTTGCTCGTGAGAACGGCTGGCGGGATTCGCGTGCCGAGTACCTGGCGCTGGTGACGCGGGTGGAGGCGGATTCGCGCGGTTTATTGCCACAGGTGATCATGAACCTTCGGAGGATCCAGCGGGCGCTGGACGCGCGGGGGCATTTGAACTTCATGGAGATCGCGCAGTACCGGGGGCTTTGCGAGGATCTGCTGTGGTACACGGGCGCCCATCCGAAGCTGAAGCATGACGGTCCGCTGGTAATTTCGAGCGATGAGCAGGTGACAGCGCTGATGGAGGCGTTGCGCGGGCACAAGGTGATCGGGCCGCTCTTGCGGCGTCACCGGACGGAGTTGCGCGAGGCGGTCGAGGAGCGGCTTGGGGGAGACGGGAAGAAATCGGGCTGATGGCACGGAATGGAGCGATAAACGGGCGGCGTGGCACGGACATTATCCGGGCGTTGCTGGATGGTGCGACGGATGATCTCCTGGCGCGCTGGGTGGGGGATCCGAAGCCGTTGCTCGAGGAGATGGGAGTGATCTTCTCGGAGACGGCTGCCGAGGTGTTCGATGCCGTCTACGGGGACGAGTGGCCTCACGTGGTAGTTGAGGGCCCTCGCGGGGGCGGGAAGACGTTCCTGATCACGCTTGCGCTGGGCTGTCGGTTCCTGTTCCGGCGCGACGATGTATTTCACCTCGGGGGCAGCGAGGAGCAGGCGAAGAACGGTTTCCGCTATATCAGCGAGTTTCTGACGGGACAGCCACGGTTCGAGGAGTTTGTGGAGGACGACCTGAAGACCGCGGCGACGACGCGTTGGGGAAACTGGTACAAGATTGCGGCGTGTTCGGGGAAGCGGGTCCGCGGTCCGCACGCGGGGGATCCCCACCGGGAGATGGGATACGTTGCGCATGGGGGCTGCTGTTACACGGATGAGGAAGCCGAGATCCCGGATGAGATCGTTGACGCGATGCGGTTCGTGATCAACACGGCTCAGCCGCGCAAGCGGGTCCGGTCGAGCACGGCACACAAGGTGGGAGGGCGGTTTCGCCAGGTGACAAGCAACCCCGGGCGGTTTGCCGCGAAGCTGATCAAGTTCGACATCATCGACGTCGCGGAGCGGTGCGGGCATGACTGTTCGCGGTGCCCGATGGGATACTATTTTGCGGGTCCGCTTTTCGGTGCGAAGGCGATTCGCAGGGGAACGGGTGGGCAGGCGGGGGTGGTGTTGCCGGCGGTTACGCGGTCGAGCCTGGCGGGGTGGGAGGATTGGAAGCGGGCGAACGACTTTCCTGCGCATGAGCCGGCGATGTGCGAGGGGCGGGCAAAGCTTCACCGTCCGGGGCACAAGACGATGGATTCGCTGTTCGAGGAGGTTCGGGAGAGCCAGTGCCGAACGAGTGACGAGGTAGAGATCTTCGGCCGCAACCGCGCGGCTGGCAGCGCGGTGTTGTCGGGTGCGCTGCTTGAGCGGTGCCTGGATCCGGATGCGGGGTATGAGGCCGGTGGCGAGGTGTTGGCGTGCGTGGACTGGGGTTGGAACTGGTCAGTGATCGCGGCGGTTCAGCAACAGCGCAACCGGCTGGCGGTGCTGGAAGTGCAGTTCTCGCGGCATGAGCTGATCGAAGAGCTGGAGGAACGGTTCCGCCATTTACGCCAGGCGTACGGGGTCTGGCGGGTGACTGCCGACGCAAGCCACAAGCGGGAGAATGAGCACGTGCGATCGTGGGGTTTCCAGGTGAGCGAGGTACCGTTTGCCCAGCTTAAGGATTTTGGTGTCCGGTGGGTGAAGGGTGTCGTGGAGCGTGGGCAGATGGCGATCCCGGGCGAGATCCTGCATGGGAAGGATCCGGTTGGCCAGGACGGGAAATACCGGTTCGGGTCCGAGGGGCATAAGAAGTTTTTTGACCAGTGCCTTGGGTGGCACACCGGCGTGGACGGGCGGATCGTGAAGAAGAACGATCACGGCCCCGACGCGTTCCTGACGTTGAGCGTGCTGCTTGCGCGCGGGGTTCCGGCGTGGTCGGGGAAGATCGAGGGTGTGGGATCCCGGTCGGGGGTTTTCGATCATGGACGGTAAAACTGCGAGATTTGGCTTCTGCGGGGCTTTTGTGGCTGGGATGCTCCATGGGAGGGGCGCGACTGCGTTGCGCGTTTTTACACGGCGATTAGACGAAATTACACGATGTTGTGAAGGGCTCTGACGATGGGTTCGGTGAAGAAAGCGGATTTGACGGTCGAAATCGCATCGATGGGCGATGATTCGCTGCGGATGATGACGGGTGGCATGGGTGGCGGGATCCTGCCGCTGGATGACGAGATCCTGACGGTGATCGCTCCTTCGAAGCTGGGTACGGACGGGCGTTCGGTGACGGACTGCTACTCGTTATATCGCCGAATGCGGACCAGCGACGCGAAGCTGAAGAGCCTGATCCGCACTCGCAAAATGGGCGTCTTGAGCAAGGGAATGCGCGTGGTGCCGAACGCGGACGATCCGGATCCGGAGCGCGCGCAGGAACTGGCGGATTTCGTGAGCGCGGCGGTGGCGGGTATCTCGGGGTGGTGGCGCGACCTCCTGGAGCTGATGGACGCAATTCCTGTGGGTTTCTCGGTAGCCGAGATCCTTTGGGAGGAGCGTGACCTGATATACTCGGGCGGGAGCCGGACTGCATGGGTGCCGGTGGAGTTGCGTCAACGGCGGCAGGGGCGGTTCGGTTTTGCGGCGGACGGGAGCCTGCGATATTCTCCGGAGCCGACGAAGTGGCAGGAGGTTCCCGCGTTCAAGTTCGTGGTGTTCAGCCATTCGCCCGAGAATGAGAACCAGTATGGGACCAGCGAGGCGAGCGAGCTGTTCTGGACCTGGTGGCTGAAACACAATTTCGTGAAATGGTGGGCGATCTTTTCGGAGAAGTGGGGGCAGCCGACGGCGGTTGGCAAGTATCCGCCGAACGCGACCGAGGAGGAACAGAAGAAGTTGAAGGCAGCGCTCCGGATGATCCAGAGCGAGTATGCGATCGTGATGCCGGAGAACCTAACCGTGGATCTGCTCGAGGCGCAGCGCCAGGGGGCGACCGACACCTATGACCGGTTCGTGAGCTGGTGCGACCGGTGCATGAGCGAGGCGTTGACGGGTCAATCGTTGGCGACGGGGCAGGCGACGACGGGGACGGGCACCTATAGCCAGGCGCAAACGCATGCGGACGTGAAGCAGGAATTCGTGGAGGGTGACGCGCGGGCGCTGATGGAGGTGGTAAACGGCCAGCTGGTGCGTCCGCTGGTGGAACTGAATTTTGGCGCCGGGTTGCCGCTGCCGATCTGGACGATCGACTATGAGTCGAAGGATTTGCAGGCAGAGCTGGAGCTGGACTCGTGGCTGGTCGGGCTGGGCCTGGAATTGCCGCGGTGGTACTTCTATGAGAAGTATAAGCGTCCGATGCCCGCGTCCGATGACGAGGTGGTGAGCGGCGGCAGTGGCGTCGGCTGGGGCGGTGGATGGGGGCCGAATGCGGCCGGGGTTGGGATGGGCGCCCGGATGCGCGGGCGCGATGGACATAATGGACACAATGGACATCGAGGACGCGATGGACGGAATTGTGGTGAAGGGGTCCGGCGGGTGAAATTTGCGGTGGCGGCGGGGGCGATGACCGAGGCGCGGCGGCGGCGTCGGGAGATGGACGGTGTGTTTGCGCGGATCGTGACGATGGGCGCGGGTGCGGTGCGGGCACTCCTCTCCGGTGTGAAGGGCGAGGCGGCAGCGGCCGGGTCGCTGGCAGAGCTGGCGCTTCGAATCGAGCGGATGAAAGCGGAGAGGGCAGGCGTCGACGCGCTGACGGAGGCATTTGCGACGGCGAAGACGGGGGCACTTTGCCTGGGCGCGGCGCATGTGATGCGTTGGGTGGGCGGAGCCGGGGCCAGCGCCAAGTTAGAGGATGAGGGCGTGCAGGTGCACGTGCACGTGCACGAAAAACGCGGCGATGAGCGGACGCGGAGTGTCAAAGGCGGGCGGGAGCGGATGCGGGCCGGGGTGATTGCGGATTGGGAGCCGGTGACTCCGGAACAGGCGATCCGGTGGTTCCTGGACCTTGTGCCGTTGACGGAGAGCGACCTGGAGCAACTGGCGGCAGAAGCGCGGGCGCGGAGCTTCACGGTGGCTGACGTGGAATCGCGGGAGCTGCTGACGAGGATCCAGGAGCGTATCGGTGACTTCCTGCGGGAAGGCCGGACGCTGGCAGAATGGCAATCGGAATGGGCGGCGATGACGTCCGAATGGGGCCTTGAGGGGAAGTCTCCCTGGCAGGTGGAGACGATGTTCCGGACGGAGACGATGCGTGCATATGGCGCGGGGCGTCAGTTGGCGTTGAACGATCCGGACATCAAGGAGGGCTTCCCGGCGTATCAGTACATCGCGATCCTGGATGACAGGACGCGCGAGACTCATGCGGCGTTGCATGGATTCGTGGCGGACCGTGAGGATCCAGTCTGGGATCGTATCACTCCCCCCTGGGATTACAACTGCCGTTGCGACCTGATCCCGCTGTCGGTGGGATCGATGAAAGAGCTTGGCGTTTACGATGCGTGGGCGGCGGCGACGTTGCCGCAGACGGTGCGGTTGGGCGACGGGTCGGAGCGCAACCCGCGGGAGTTTCGCGGGAGCGACGGTTTCCGTGGTTTGGGGCTTTGAGATTTCGGGGTATTGACAAGGATGTTAGGATGGCATTGTAGTCTCGGGTAATCGAAGCCGTGCGTCTCCCGCGTGTCCCAAGAAATCGCGGTAGGAAGGCGCAGGTGAATACGATGGGGAAACGGAATCCTGAAGATGTTTTGGGGGAATGCATGATCGTGCTTATCCTGGCATTGATATGTTTGAGCCTGTATCTCTGCTGGCCGCTGCGATCGACAGACGGGGCACGACGATTGAATGCCCGGGAGCCGGGGACGGAGGTGCGGCGGTGACGCTGATCGAGGAAGTGGTTGCAGACGAGGAGCAGGCAAAGCAGCGGCGGGAGATGACCTGGGTGCCGGTGTTTCGGGCGGGGACGTGGCACGGCCGGGAATGGACGCGTGACGAGCTGGACCAGTTGGTTCGGAACTTCGGGGATAGCGACCCGGATGTTCCGGCGACGGTCGGGCACAGCCGTGAGAACCCGGATGAGACGTTCGAGGCGCCAGCTCTGGCGTGGGTGCGGGCGTTGCGTGTGAACGGAGACTACCTTGAGGCGCAATTCCGTGACATCGCCTGGGATTTGGTCTATTATGTCAACGAGCGGCGTTACCCGAAGATCTCGATCGAGGCAGTGAACGACTGGCACGGGAAGAAGGGTTGGACGCTGACGCGGGTGGCCTACCACGGGGGCACGCAGACGGAGGTTCCGCTGCCGGACGTTCGGTTCGGTGCGAAGGCTACGCGGATAAGCGCGAGCTGGAAACCGGGGAGCAAGGTTCGGCGGCGCGCGGTCGGTTTTGCCGCGGGATTTGACACACGACATGAGGAAGGAGGTGAGGACGATATGGGACCGAAGGAAATCCAGGCGATGATCGCGGCTGAGCTGAAGAAGGCAGAGCCGGAGATCATCGAGAAGTTCAAGCGGAGCAAGGAATACCAGCAGGTCGCGCAGCGTGCTTCGCAGGCGAAGAAGCTGCAGAACGAGAGCGTGCTGCAGAAATTTGCCGCGAAGGTGGCGAAATGCGGGACGTTCGTGAAGGAGCTGTTTGCGGCGAAGCGGATCACTCCGGCAACAGCGAACCATCCGGGCCTGGCGGCGTTCATGGCAAGCCTTGACGACCAGGACAAGGTGAAGTTCACGGCGGACCAGGAGCAGACGCAGCTCGGGTTCTTCGAGGATTTGCTGGGCGGCCTTGGCAGCGCGAAGTCGCTATTCACGAAGGTGGACGACGAGGAGGAGCGCGATGGCGAGGGCGTTGACGGCGCGATCGCGAAGTTCGCGGCGGATCACGGTCTGGACCCGAAGCTGGTGGAGAAGGAATACCGCAAGCTGGCGGCGAAGGGCCGGCAGGACGGGGACGACGATGAGTAGTGGCGTCGGTGTTGCGGGGCGGAGAAACAAGGGAGAGGAGGTGATCTGAATGACTGCATTGACGGCGAACAAGGACACGAATCTCCGGGACGGCCGCGATTTGCTGGTTCCGGTGAAAGGATCGACGAAGATCTACGCCGGGGCGGGCGTGATCGTGGGGACAGCGACGGGCCTTGCTGTGCCCGCGGGCGACGTCGCGGCGCATGTGAGGTGCGGGATCGCGACGGATCTTGCGGACAATTCCGCGGGGTCGGACGGGGCGGAGAAGGTTCGTGTGCGGCGGCTGGGTTGCGCGGTCGTGAAGTACACAGGTACTGCTCCGACAGTTGGAGCGACGGTATACTGGGTCGACGATCAGACGGTCCAGGCGGCGGCGACAACGAACACGGTGAAGGCTGGTATCGTGGTCCTGGTGGATTCCGGCGCCGGCGAGGTGCTGGTGGACCTGGCGCAGTAGCGTTTGCGGGGCGCAACCGACGATGGCGGGGATGAGCATAGAGGGAGAGGAGGTGAAACAAGGATGAATGTGGTACTGAAGCTGATGAAAATAGCAGGGCTGAATACGCTGTTTCAGGCGGAACTGGAGGCTTACGAGGCGGAGTGGCGTGAGTCGATGACGGTGGTTCCGTCAACGCGGAAGGCAGAGCAGTACGGTTGGCTGGGCGATGTTCCGCGTCTGGCGGAGGACAAGGGCGAGTACATTCCCGAGGGCCTGAAGGAGTACGACTACCTGATCAAGAACCGCAAGTTCAAGGCGGCGATGGAAATCGACGACGACGACCTGGCGGACGATCAGTACGGGCATCTTCAGCAGCGTGTCCGCAACTATGTTGCGGCAGCCGGCACGTGGCCTTACGAACTGCTGTTAGAGCTGATCACTGGCGGCGAGAGCGGCCTTTGCTATGACGGGCAGCCGTTCTTTTCGACTGCGCACTCGGCGGGTTCGAACCTGGTGACGGGAACGGGCGCGGCGGTGGACAAGCTGCAGGCCGACCTGGCAACGGCGCGTGCGCTGGCGGGGACGTTCAAGACGGACAAGGGCAAGCTCTGGCCGCGTGTTCGTCCGCAGTGGTGGGTTCGCTGCTCGAGCGCGTTATACGTTCCGTGCCTGCAGGCGTTCCGGGTGACAACGGTCGCGGCAGGCGGCGAGAACGTATACGCCGGTCTGGTGGCGGGCGTAATCGAGGACAGCGGCCTGACGGGCAACTCGTGGTACCTGGAGGATCGCGCCCCGAGCGTGAAGGGTTACATCTTCCAGTTGCGGCTGCAGCCGACACCGAAGAACACGATGCCGGGCAGCGACCAGGACGTGAAGCACGATTCGACGCTGTACACGATCCGTGCGCGCGGCAATGGCGGTTACGGCGAGTGGCGGAACGTGATCAAGGTGAAGAACACCTGACAGCCGGATGGACGTAGGGCGGGGCGTTTTTTGATCTCAGATTTCAGATTCCAGATTTCAGGAACGGATCGGACGGGACTTATGGGCATGGTCAAGGTGATGTTGAGGCGGGATCATCCGGGGAGTTCAATGCGTGCGCGGCTCAGCGACGGCTCGGTGATCGAAGTTCCGAAAACGGGTTTGTGGTTCTCGGGCGACCTGGTGTCGCAGGAGATGCGGGATTGCGGCTGGTTTGAGGTGGAAGGGGTGGAGGAAATTGCTGAGAGGATTGCCGACGAGGTGGTGAAGGACGTGTTGGCAAGCGAGACACGGACGGGCACGGACGAGCACGGACGGGCACGGACGAAGGCGGCCGTGGGCGGCCGCCCCCGGCCGAAGACGGATTTGCGCGTCGGGCGGATTGCCGGCGGGCGGAAGGGACGCGGGTGATGGGTGTCTACATTGCGATCGAGGATCTGAAGGATTTCTGCCCGGAGGACCGGGTGATCGAGCTGGCGGATGGGGATCCGGAAACGGAGACGCTGGATAACCTGGAGGAGGATACGGAGGCGCGAATCCGGGCGGCGATCGGATCCGCTGAGGCGTTCGTGAACGGGAAGCTCAGGGGGCGGTTTGCGATTCCGATTTCTCCGGTGAGTGAGGAGATCCGGGCTGCCTCGGCGGTGATTTCGTTACACCGTTTGGCGCAGCGCAAGCGGGAATTCCGGAAGCTCTTCGAGGACGACTATGATGTTCAGGTGGCGGTGCTGGACGATCTGGCATCGCGGGAGGGTCAGTTGGGCGAAGCCGTGGTGAACGCCGAGACGATCCGGACAACGGTGGACGACGTCAATGAGGCGCGTCGTGGCGGGGTGATGGCAAACGGCGGGCTGAGGGATTTTTAGCCGTGAGCAAGGGCCCCTGGACATACCGGCCGAAAGGCGCGAGGCGGGATATGGACGGGCTTGCCCGCGCGGTGGCTGTCCGGGCGGGGATGAGGCTGAGCACGGTACGGGCGATCGTGGCGGAGATTCCGGATGCGATCCGGATCGGGCTGGCGACCGACAAGCAGGTGCGCTGTGACGGATTCGGAACCTGGCGGGTGGCGCCAGGATATTCGCGGCGTTGGGATCCCCAGCGGCGGCGGTTCCTGCGGGGCCGCGGGCGTCGGCGGGTGCTGTTTCGGGCGGGAGCGTGGCTGATGGCGACGGTGGCGGGGGGGCGTGGATAATGGCACGGTTGCTGGTGGAATTTTCGCCGTTGCTGGCGGAACTGGACGGGCTGTCGGATCGGGTGAGGGACTGGCGGCGTCCTCTGAAGGCCTGGGGCGTATATATGGTCGGATCGATCAAGCGGAACTTTGACTCGCAGGGCCGTCCGGTGAAGTGGCGTGCGCTGAAGGTGAAGACGCTGATCGCGAGATATATGCGGACGGCCGGGGCGCGGAAGCTGAGGGAGCGGGATAAGGGGAAGGGCAGGTTTGCGCCGAGCGCGGCGATTTACAAGAGCAAGGGCGGGGTGGGGGCGCTGAGCACGATTCCCGGGTTTGCGCGGAGCGGGCGAACCGGTCGGATTCTTCGTCGGGGCCACGGGGGTACGAACAAGTTTGCCCAGGCGGGCCTGGCATTCAGGCGGGCGGTGGTTGCGGCGGTGACGCAGGGGAAGATCCTGCTGGACCGGGGGCGGTTGCGATCGAGCGTGACGAGCGCTGGTGAGGCGGTGCAGGTTGACCGGACAAATGTGTCGATCGGGACAAACCTGGTATATGCGGCGTCGCACCAGTTCGGGGATCCGGGACGGGGAATCCCGACGCGTCCGTACCTGGTGATCCAGGGGGAGGATGAGCGGAGCTATGGCCAGTTCCTGGTGAACTGGTTGATGCGTGGCGAGGTGACCGATGCGTAGAATTGAGGCGGGCTGATGGGTTTCCGTGACGAGATCGAGGCGGGAGTTGCCGGGCTGATAGTCGCGGCGGATACATCCGGGCGTTTCCGTACGGTGAGGGCGATCGGGCAACTACGCAAGGAGGATTATGCGGAAACGGGGTTGCTGCGGGAGCCATGGTGCGTGGTTACCTGGGCTGGTGCGGACATGAATCATAAGGACGGGAAGCTGATCGAGGTGCGTGCGCGGCTCGAGGTGGTGATCGGCGCGGTGCGCTACGATGTCGACAAGCGGAAGGGCTCGCTGTTCGAGCTGCTGGAGCTGGTGCTTGGCGCGCTGGCGTGGGGGCGGATCGGTGGGGGTTACGGCCCGCTGAGGTGCACTGCCGAGGAGGGCCAGGGGATCGATGAGTCGGGGCTGGAGGTCTGGAGCCAGCGGTGGGAGTTGGGCTTCGAGGTGGCAGTGAATGCGTGAGAGGAGCGGCGAGATGGGCAAGGACAAGGCGATTGAGGCGGAACGGGCTGCCTGTGCCTGGGCGTTTCACCGGGTGAAGCTGAATCCGGACCGGAGCGGGGGTCGGGAGCGCGTGGTTTTTTCCGGTGTGGAAGTGGACGGCCACACGCTGGAGATTTCGACCGGTGAGGTGGTGACTCTGAGCCACGAGACCTGGGCGAAGGTGAAGGAGCTGTCGGACGCGCAGGGCCGCAAGTACCTTGTGCGTGCATGATTGTGAAACCGGGAATGGAAGGAGGTGAATTGAGATGGCCGAATTGCTGACTTACGATATCGGGGCGCACCGGATGCTTTGGACGCCCAATGGCGGGACGGAAGTGGACCTTGGGTTCACGGAAGACGGTAGCGAGATCTCGATCGAGAAGGAATACGAGGACGTGGAGGTGCACGAACTGGGCGCACCGGTGGACTCGTACGAGAAGAAGGTGAAGGTGGAAGCGACGGCGAAGCTTGCCCAGGCGACGTTGCAGAACCTGAGCCGGGCGCTGGACGCGTTGCTGACGACGGTGACCGGACCTCCGGCAAAGGTAAGTATCGACGTGAATCCGAAGGCGGGCACGAAGGCGACATTCGGGAAGCTGGTGTTTCGCCCGCGTGAGCTGACGAGCGCTGACAAGAGCCGGGACAAGACGATCTGGCGTGCGGCGGTCAAGGCCGGAACGAAGCTGCCGATGAAGGCGACGACGAAGCGCGTGGCGGACTTCAAGGTTGCCGGGCTGGCGGACCAGGACGTGACGACGGGGAAATGGCGGATCTTCACCGAGGGCGACCCGACGACGGCGGTGCTGTTCGAGGTGTGACGGTTGGGCGGGGCTTTTTTGATCTCAGATTTCAGATATCAGGAACGGATAGGATGGGAAATATGGATGGGCTGGCTGGCGGTGCGAGCGGCGGGGAGACGGTGGATCTGGGGTTTTTGCTGGACCGTGGCGAGGAGCAGGTTGAGCGGCGGGTGCGGATCGGGGACCGGGAAAGCCGTTTGATGGCGATGGCGACGGTAGAGGACTACCTGGTAGCGAAGGCGTACGCGCTGGGTACGGCTGCGCGGCTGGAGGACACATGGGGCCGCCTGGGGAAGGTCGCAGATCCTGATGGCGCGGGATTGGAGGGCGCGTTCGAGCAGTTGCGGGGGCAATTGCGCGCCCAGATTTTGCGTTTCGCTCCGGACCTGGATGAGGAGTGGCTGAAGGACCGCGTTCGAGGCCTGGACGAACTGTTGCGGGTGGCGGCCGAACTGGGGAAGCTGGTGTGGGCGGGTGTGCCGGAGTGGGTAAAAAAAAACTCGGCGGCGCGAGGCGGCAGCGCGATTGCGGGGCTGATAGAGAGCGGGACCGGGAGGGTGACGGGGAATGGGACGGCGGGCGATGGGATTTGATCCTCGTGTCAGAGTGGGCACGGTTGACGGGTGCGAGCGTGGTAGACGTGCTGGGGATGCGTCTGGCGGTATTCGTTGGTTTCTCGCAGGTGCTCGGGGACCTGGAGCGGATGGAACGGCAACGGGGCTGGCTGGTGGCGCTGGCTGCGAGCGGCCGGATCATGGGGGACAGCGCGTTCGAGGATTGGGTCGACGGGCTGGAGGGGCCGGTGAACGGCGGTGACGAGGCGATTCGGCGGGACTGCGATGAGGTGAACCGGAAGCTTGCGCGTCTGGGGTGTTTGTGAGGGCGGGGACAGGTTTGGCGGGGCGGACTTGGTTGACGGGGCTGAAGGGTGGTTTTTGCGATGGCGGATCAGAAGCGGGTAGAGATCGTCGGGACTATCGACCTGGACGCGGAGAAGCTGACAGGTACGCTGGAGGCGGCTGCGCGGGAAGCTGCGAGGTCGGTGGATCTGAACGAGACCCTGATGGACCTGTTCCGCAAGCAGATTGAAGAACTTGCCGGGGTGGCGCGCGGGGTGACGGACGTCGGGGATTCGCTGGAGGATGTGACGGCGGCGGGCAAGGGTGCGGAGACGGCAACGGGAAAACTGGGGGAGGAACTGAAGGACGCCGGGAAAGCGGCAGAGACAGCCGGGGATGAGGTGGGGAAAGTCCGCGAGGAGACGGAACGGACTGGCGTAGTTGCGAAGACGTTTGGATCGATCTGGCATGGAGTCTGGACGGGGGTCGGGATCCAACTGTTCGACAGTATCGCGAGCGGGATCCGCGGGATCATTGGCTGGCTGGTGGAGGGGATGGATGACGCGGATGAGTTCGCGGACATCTTTGAGCTGATGGCGGCAAGCGGGGTCCAGGGAGCGGACAAGCTGAAGGATGCGACGAGACAGCTGCGCCGTGAGATTTCAGGCGACCTGCTTCCCACGGCGAATGCCGTGAAGGACGCGATCGATGCGATGGTCCCTGCAGACGCGGCGATCGCGGTGGCGAAGATGGCGCTGAAGATCGAGGAACTGACGGGAGCGGAGGCGCGGGAGAACATACGCTCGAGCGCGCAACTGGTGAAGGCTTTCAACGAGGAATGGAAGCGTCAACCGGAGATCATGGCGGCGGTGGCGCTTGCAGCGCGGCGCGCGGGGGTCAGCCAACAGGATCTCCATAGCGTCATGGCTCGGATTGCGCCGCTGGCGGGGAAGATCGGGGTGAGCTTCAGTCAATTGCTCGCGGTGACGGAGCAGGGGATGAAGCGAGGCCTTCAGCCGGCCAAACTGGGGCTGCAGGGCATGGGGGAAGTGATGGAACAGATCGTGAACCCGAGCGAGGATTTCCGGCGCAAGCTGATGGAGATCGAAGGCTTGAACACGCCTTTGACGGCGGCCTGGAAGGGACAGACGGCGGAGCTTTCCGGGATGCGTCGTGAGCTGGAGGCGCTGAACAGGCAGCTCGAGGAATACCGGCGGCAGGCGAACGAGCTGGCGCAGATGGGGACAGAGGCGCAGACGCGGCTGAGCCGTTATGAGGCGCTGACGCAACGGCAGGAGCAGGGGGAACGCCTGAACCGGCTGGAGCGGCGGGAATTGCGGGAGCTGAAGCGGGAGCTGAAGGAATACAACGAAGAGCTTTCGCAATACGACAAAGCCGCGCGGTTCGTGGCGGACATCGACTTCAAGCGGCTGAATGTGGCGGATCAACTGAAACAGCGCCTTGAGAATCTGAAGCTGGTGCAGGGGGACCTGGCGGAAGATATGACGCGCGCGCAGAACGCTTTCGACGAGCAGGCGGTGGGGGTTGATAATCTTCAGATGTCGATCGAGATGCTGGCAGAGACGATCGGGATCGAGATGCCCGCGGCGGTGGCGAAGATCGTGAGCGAACAGGGCCTCAGCGCGTTCTTCGCGTTGCTGTCGAAAAATGAGCCCCTATTGTCGAGCTTCAGCGGGCAAGCGCAGACGTTTCTGGCAAGCTATCAGCAGACAGCCGACGGGCTGGTGCAAAGCACGGGGCACGTGACAGGCGCCGCGAAAGAGCTTGGGGATGAATGGGGGCGGGCGAAGAAAGCTGGATTGAATGCGGTAGAGGATATGAAAGAGAATCTGAACGCACTGAAGGCGGAAATCGGGGTTCCGTTGAACGCGATTCGAGAGCAAATTGCAGGTTATTTATCGCAGTGGTTCAACGAGGAGAACCTGAATGGGATCATCGCCGTTTGGGGGGAGGATCTGGTGGAAGCTTTGCGGCTCGGGATCGAGCAGAACAAGCCGTTTTCTGAGATCCTGCGAGAATGGATCGAGATTTCGAAGAACGATCTGGAGCCGATCCTGTCGGCGTTGCGCGATCTGTGGAATGACATGAAGCCGGGGATCATCGGGGCTGCGACGGAGGTGGGCGCCTGGATGGCCGACGCGATTGTGGAGGGGCTCAAGAAGGGACTCACGGCCTTCGCGACGAGTGGTTGGTGGGGGGCGTGGGCCAAAGGGTTCTATCAGCCTGTCACGGATCTGATCTGGGGAGGGCAGACGCCAGCGGTGGGAAGCGCGTTCAACTATGGGAGCATCGAATCGATGCCGTTTGAGCCGATGCCAATGCCTTCGATGCCGGCGGGGCAGGCGGAGCCGCGATCGCAGATTTTCCATATCAACGGGGCGCAGGATCCTGTGCAGGTGGCGAAGGAGGTCGGGCGGATCCTGGATCAGCAGGCGCGGCTGGGGATTACGGGAAACAGGAGGGGCTTATGATCTTTGCTCCGGTGTTTGCGCGGGAGAAGCAGTACGAGAAAGGGGTGACGGGGTTCACGATCGGCGCCGTGAACACGGCGGTGACGCTGGACGGGGTAAGCGGGTTGGCGGCGGGTCGACATGGATTTGTTGCCTCGAGCACAGGGACGCTGGTGGAATACCTCGGGCGGATCCTGACGGTGAATGGGCTGGTTGTCACTTGCCGGCTTGTGGCGCAACGTGCGCGCAATGCGGGTGACCGGTTCTGGGTGGCGAAGTATGTGTGGCAGGCGGCGAGTGTGCCGAGCGTTGCGGAGTATGACCGCGAGGTCGACCCGGGGATCGCGACGCTGGAAACGACGGGTGCGGTGCCTTTGCGGACCCGGGTGCGGGACGTTGGGGAGCGGGTGCGGCTGACGCTGGGCTCGGCTGCGGCGAGCGATTGGGCGGGATACCTGGACTGGTTGCGGGACCGTGCGGACTGGGGGCTGGGGCAGTTTACGGCAGCCTGGCGAGACCAGGACAAGGGGGTAGTGCGGACGGCGGTGGTCGCCCTGGGAGCGACGGAACGGGGATTCCAGACACGGGTTCCCCTGGCGGGGCTGAGGACATGGGAGATGGAGCTGGTGGTTGCCGGGGAGGATGGGTACCTATGAGAAATCGATCGTCGGCCGAAAGGCGTTTGGACGGGATTGACCCTGTTGACCTTGTTGCCCTGACGGGTGGGGTGGTTAGGGATGCTTGAGGTATCCAGCGGATTGGGAGACCGGCTGGCGGCCGCGGGGTCGCTGGGATTGGATTTGGCCTGTGTGGTTTGGGTGGATTGGCCTGCTCCGATCGGGCGGCGATATTATGCGAACCGCGCGTTTACACTGGGGGGCCATGTCTATGAGCCGAAGGTGCGGAGCTGGGCGTCGGTGGCAAAGCGGGCGGATCTATCTGGTTCGCGTTGGGAAGCGCTGAATGACGATGTAACGATAATGCTGCTGAACACGCCGGAGCGGACTGATGGATCGGCTGATCCGGCGCGGTTGCAGGATATCCTGGTCGGGGTTCCGCTGACGAACGTGCTGGTTCGGATCGGTTTTCTGGATGTTCGCCTGGTGGGGAGCGGTTCCGAGGCGGACATCAAATGGGACGGGTTGTTCCGGCTGGAGCGGCCGCGATGGAGCACGCATCAATGCGAGCTGTATTGCGTGGATGCGACGTTGCAGCCGGGGGAAAAGCCGGTTGGTTTGCCGATCCTGGACGCGGACTGGCCGCGTGCTCCGCACGACAGCTATGGGGCGGTGCGCGGTCCGGTTTTCGGGCGCGTGGACAGCCTGGCGCTTGTGCCGGTGGACGTGGGGCCGGTGGTAAACCTGGCGTCGGAAGTGGATGACCAGGACGGGGTTTTCGAGATCGAGGGGGATCTGCGGCTGTGGCCGGATAGCGGGTACCTGGAGATCGGGGATGAGGTGGTGTACTACCCGGTGATCGACCGGGTGGGGAAACGGCTTGGGAGCGTATCGGCAGGATGCCGAAGGGGGACGGGTTTCCCGACGACGGCGGCGGCCGGACATGCGTCGGGCTCCGTGGTGCTGGAGCTCTACACGGGGCGGGAGACGACGCTCTCGGGAGCGCTGAGCGCGGGGGCGACCTCGATCGTGACAACGGGGGGGAGCCAGCCGTTGCCGGGGTCGGGGACGGTGCTGATCGACAGTGAGGTGATCTCGTACGGGGGGCGGACGGGGAACACGCTTACTGGTTGCGTGCGCGGGCGGGCAATGCCGACGGCCGCGCGTGACCATGACGAGGGGGCGGCGTTGCGGCTGATCCCGGTAGGACCGGACGGGCAACCGCGATACCGGTACGTGGTGGCTGCAGGGCCGATCGCGGGGATGAGCAACGTGCGATCGGTGGATGATAATGAGGTTGAGGCTCCGCTGGGCGAGGCTCCGACGTTGAGCCTGCTGACGACGGCGACCGGGAAGAGTTTCACGGTTGCGGATTTTGCGCGTCGGCCGCGTGCGGATCGGTTCGCGACGGGACTGAGCGGGGTTCCCTCGGAATGGATCCTTGAGACGGACGGGACCTACGATCCAACGACCGGGTTCGCGCTGGCGACGAGTTTTCTGCGCTGGAAGGCGGGGCCGGGGATGGGGAGCAACCTCGTGGCACAATTGCCCCTGGCGCTGGATCCCGCGGCGAGCGCGCAGGCGGCGGTGATGAAAACGTCGGCGGCAGACCGGGTCTTTGATGCAATCTTCAATGCGCATTGGGACGGGGGGCTGATGAACCCGAGGCGGCTGTTCGGGAAGTTCCGGGGGGGGCGATTGCGGGTAACGGGGCAGTATGACCGGAATTCGACTACGGCGGTGAACTACGAGGTGCGGAAGGGCGGCGCGCTGCTGAAGTCGGGGGTGATTCGACCTCCGACTGCAATCGCGGCTGGTGGATCTATCAGCGGATCGCAGACATTGCCGCGGAGCCGGTGGGGAATTCAGCGGCAGACTCTTACCTCGTTTTTGGTGAACAAAACGGAACCTTACTACTGGAGTGGTCCGGAAGGCGGGATTGCATGGGGAACGTGCGTCACTCCCGGGAGAACCGGGGATTCCTCTCCCGTAGCAACCGGGCTTGACGGCAATGTGGATACCGGGTTTTCCGGTGCGTGGGACTATCTCAACAACGCACCAGCAGAAGTTCTGACCTCGCCGGGGCAACCTTTTTCTGGCAGGACTCCGGTTTTTGTTAATAGCCGTCCGCTTCCGGCAGCAACGTCGAAGGACAAGATCAACTCAGTAACGTGGTCAATGACTGCGTACAAAAACTATCGGACACCCAACACGGTACAGATCGAATTCTTTAGCGACGTTGGGATGGCTACCCGCGTCTATAACCAGCTTTTCAGCAACGTCACAAGTGGGGTTTGCACGATTGCCGGTGGGTGGTCATGGAGCAAGATTCAGGCGATTAAAATCACACTTTCCCCCGCAGTCTATCTCCGAACGGACCCAAGTCCGTCTGGCCCGAATGCTGTTTGGGGTGGCAATTCGTTTTCAAACTTCGTTCTCAATATTGAGTACGACCCTCAAGCAGAGGGACAGGATACGGACACGACGGTGAGCGGGGGCTATTTCGCGGTAAGTGGCGTCAATGTTCCGAGCAAGGTGTTTGAGCAGGAGATCTCGCTGGGGAGGATCGCGCAGGATTGGGCCCGGACAGCCGGCGTGGACCCGTGGGCCTTCTTCACCAAGGCGGCGCCGGCGGGGACAACGGGGGGCGTGCAGGTGCTGCTGAGCCTGCCGGCGAACGGAGATCCGGTACAGTTTGCAGTGATTGGCCTGGCGTTGGAATTGGACTATGGCGCGGCGGAGACGGTGTGGGACGGGGCGATCGTGGCAGACGTGGACGGGCGAACGGGGACGCCGGTAGGGGGTGGAGCGGTGACGGTGCTCGAGAACCCGGTGGATCTGCTGGCGTACCTGATCGACTCGCCGGAGTACTTTGGGATGGCGGCATACCGGGATTCGGCGAGCTTTGAGGCGGTGCGGGAAGAGGCTGAGGGAGCCGGCTGGCGAATGGCCTTGGGGGTGATCGAGGACATTACGCTGCGAGATCTGACGGCGGCCTTGCTGGGGGAATCGCGCCTGGTGCTGCTGTTTGACCAGGGGACGCTTTTTTGCCGGTGGGGCAGTGCCTGGATAGACGCGAGCGATGCGGTGGCGGGAATCGGTGACGGGGGCGGATCGGAACGGCTGCTGCTGAGGGACGATTTTGCGCGGGAGGTGCGCCTGGAGGAGTTTTTCAACCAGGTGATGTTCTATTACCGGCGCAACCTGCGGACTGGCGATTACCGGGCGACGATGGAGGCGCGGGACGAGGATAGCCAGGCGGCGGGATATGGGATGAGAGCGCGGCCGAGCGGGAACCTGATGTGGCACCAAAGTGCGCGTGGATACGCTGGCGGGTTCGAGGATCAGAAGGCGCGGGTAAGTGGCCTGGCGCAATACTACCTGAGTCTGGCATTGCAACTTTGGGAATATGCCGATGTGGCGGTGGCGCCATCGGTGGGAGAGACGCTGCAACGGTGTGACACGGTGCTGGTGAACCGGGCGCGGGCGGGCTGCTATGGGGCACCAGGGCGGGTTGTGGCGCTGGCGCGGGTAGACCAGCCGGCACCGCACTGGAGCGTGACCGTACAGATGGTGCCGCAGGCGGATAGGTTCTACTGGCAGGGCGTGACGGCCGGCGGGGCGATCGCGGTGCCGGGGACGTTCGTGCGGCCGATCCAGGGAGGCCAGGCGTTTGAGTTTGTGATCAGTGGAGTGCGGGTAGCGGTGCTCACAGGGACGGGTGACCTGCGGCTGAAGGGGTCGCTGAAGCTGCTCAGAAGCTCGCTGCTTGGGTATGAGAAGTTGGGCGGAGTGCCTGAGAACGAATGTCTGCGCTGGACGCCGGAGGACGATGGGGGGCGGCTGTTGTTCTTCCTTCGCAGGTGGGACTTGGCGGGGCCGGGAGAGCCGCGAGAGCGGGTTGCCTGGCTGACGATCGGTGGAGATCTGGTCGTCGGGGCGGTTCATGACGGCGGAGTCAACCCGCATCCGGTTCGAGACCTGGTGACCGTAGCCGACCTGGGCGCGGAGGTGTTGCCGAACGGGATTACGGATACGGGGGAGGTCGGGGTGACGGGGGCGGTGCGGTTCGCGGTGGGCGGGCGCGCCGTGATGGAAATCGGGGTTTGGAGCGCGAGGTTGCGGGGCGGGATCATCAGCGGCGGGCTGAACTGACAGGAGAAAGACGATGGCAAGCAAGGGCAAGCTTTTCGGGGAGCGATTGATTCTGGGAGTGGATGGGGTCTATCCGGATCCTGAATTGGCGAGCCTCGGCACGGACGGCACGCGGTTGTTCCTGAAGGATACGGAGGTTGGCGAGAAGAGCCTGGCGGAAGTGTGGAACCACGTCGCGACTCACGGGATCCTGGATCACCCGGATACGCTGGACCTGATGCTGGATTACGTCCTCAAGACCGAATTCTACTCGTTACTCGAGGATGACGAACATCCGGTGCCGATCGGGCTGGGTGGCGATATAGGGGGGAATCGGCTGCTAAGCGGGCATGTGGCGGATTCGGGGATTCACCAGAGGAAGTTCAAGTATACGGTTCGGGTGGGGAAAAGCGGGGGGGACTATTCGAGCATCCAGGCGGCGATTGATGCGATTCCGTCGTCGGGGCCTGATGCGCCTGGGCCGAATCAGCGATGGGTGGTTCATGTGGGCCCGGGACTGTGGGAGGAGGCGGTGACGCTGAATAGGGAGTGGGTGATCCTGTTTGGTGGCGCTGGGTGGCGATCGACTGTGATCCGGTGGGATTCGACGTCGGATGGGAGCAAGTTCCCGCTGCTGGTGACGGTTGGGAACTCTGCGGCATTTGGCTTTTCCTTGATTCAGTTGAAGGCGACGTATACGAGCCCGGCTCTCGTGCTGGGACCCCTGAGCGGGAGTGGATTCGACAATTGTGTGATTGAGGATTGCTATATCGAGGGGCAGCACGCTGACCCGGTGATCGTGGGGGGCGGCTGGACAAATTCGCTGCTGCGACGGAGCCATGTGAAGGGGATGTACGACAATGTGAGCACATATTCGTCGATCTGGGTGGACCAGTGCGTGCTGGAGGCGACGAATGCGCCGAGTGGTGCGGTGATCTGGGCGTCCGGGGCGGCGGCGGTGCGGGTGACTCGGTGTACGGCAAAGGGTACGGTCGGGGCGTGGATGACATTGGACAGCGGTGCGGCAGTCTACATTGACGGGTGCGTCTGGGCGGGCAGCTCGAGCACGGTACCGGCGCTGACATCCTATAACGGGAGCGGGACAGTGCATGCTGGCTCGGTGGCGGCACGGAGAGAGTCGACGGCGGGGACGATCACGGTGCAGGCGATCCCGGTGCCGGGGGTGGATACTAAGGGCAAGGTGCGCGCGGCGTGGAGGGATACGGGATTCGGGGGGGCGGAGATGGGGTTTGGGATTGATTCCCGGGTGACGCTGGCAACGGGAGGGTATACTGGCAACGATGTTGTCCTGCGGCGGCGATTTGACCTGATTAACACGCATAGCCTGGGGGGCTACATATGGCAACTCGATGAGGATTCGGCGAACTACGGGAGTGGGTCGCTGACGTCGGGTGGGTTGACGATCGATTTGGGTGCGAGCGCGGGGCAGTTCTGGCGGACTTATGACAAGGTGTTGGGGGTGACTATCGCGGGATGTGAGCGGAACGGGTTGTTGTTTTCGCGCGGTGGAGGGCGGCTGGAGGCGGCGTCGGTGACTGCGAATGGCGGTCTTTCGGCCTCTCCGGATCTGGTATTGCGGGGGGCGTTTGACTCGGATCCGGGGGCTGGGGTGACGTCCGCCTGGCGCGATGCTGCGATTCGACATACGCTGACGGCGGGGGGGGCGGCGCCTGCGAGTCAGTTGGAGTTCTTGATTGCCGGGGCGATGAAGGCGGCACTGAATGACCAGGGGGAACTGAGTGGGTGCGCCTGGAAGGGGGCGACGGTGGGGGCGGCGTTTGGCGGGACGGGGTTGACGGAGTATACGAAGGGGGATCTGATCGCTGCGACCGGGGCGTCGGCGCTGGGGAAGGTGGCGGTGGGGGCGGACGGGGCGAGCGTGGTGGCGGATTCGTCGCAGGCAACCGGGCTTGGATACGCCGAGCGATCGAGGCTGATCTATGTGAACACGGCGAACAGCTCGCAGCTTGCCAATTTCGGGGTGTGGACGAACTTTGATCTTGGGGTTGAACTGCCGGCGAACTTCTGGGCTGTGGGGCGGACGCTGGAGGTGACGGCCCAGGGGGTGTACTCGACGGCCGTGGCGGCGTCTATCCAGCTCGGGCTGTATCTTGGGAGCACGAAGGTGTCTCAGTTCGGGAGCCAGTCCACGAGCAATGGATGGTCGGCGATCAACTGGCTGTACCGAATCGTGCTGGTCTGCCGGGCGGTCGGGTCGAGCGGGGTGGTGGCATTCTCTTGGGGATTGCACTGCCCATACGGGTTTGCGGCGGGCACGGCGGGCGACATATCGGTGAACCTTACGAGCGCGTTGTGGCTTCGACCGGCGTTCTACTGTTCTGTGGCAGATGCGGGGAACACGGCGACGTGCAGGCACTTCGCGGTGTTGCGGGCGTGA